CTTTGTCATTGCCTGCAATCCTCCCATGAATGATACTGCAATAATCCGGATTTTTCTCTATCAAGATCCATTTATATCCGGCTAGGTTTGCGGCCAGTCCAGTAGTACCGGAACCGCCAAATGTATCCAATACAACCCCATCCAGAGGGGTAACCAGTCCAACAAGCCAATCCATTAATTTTACCGGCTTGACGGTTGGATGATAGTTTTTTACCTCCGAGGCCGTGCGACCTGATCCGGCTCGTGGATTCTCAAGACCCGCCGACCCCTCTTTTCTGTTTACGGATTCATGTCCCTTTATCGGTTCGAAGTCCTCCAACCCCTGATCCCTTTCCGATCTGGACGGTTTCGCACATTGGTAGATGTTGGCAGGCCATCGGCCTAACTTGTTACTGTTGTGTTTTACATTAATTCCTTTGCTATGTGTACCGGCTTTGCTGTTAGGTTGCCAATTGCTACTGTTGTAGAAAATAACATCTCCAGGATCTTTATTTGGCCCAACCCAACACGGATCACCATAACCAAAACGACTTTTATCTATGTTCAAACTACCCGTCCCATGCTTTAAAACATTAGCGGTAATCGATAGCCCCTTCTCCATTGGTTTACGTGCAAGGACGGCGGGTTCCTGTGCGGGTTTGAGGCCAGTACCCCAACCGTCCCATTTTATAGCGTCCGGTGTTGCTGGTTTGGTTATGTTTAAAGATCCTGCCTTAACATTACCACCAACAAGATCAGAACCATCAAAAACTCTGCTAACTTGATACTCTCCAACAACTTTTCTTTCTACCCCTGCCATTTTATCGATCTGTTTCGAAATATTCATTGATTTAGGAAAGCCGGAAAAATACAACCAAGACAAAAGATCACGGATCTCGAATCCTGCCTTTTCAACGGATACCATAATCTTATGGATCGTTCTGGTAGCAGCAAAGGCGATCAGATGTCCACCTGGTTTGAGTACCCGTAAACATTGCCGGCTCCATTCATCGGAGTCAAACTCTTTATCCCACCCGGTGGCCGACCCCATAAAGTTGATTTGATAGGGGGGGTCACAAACAATGGAATCTATCGACGCCTCGGGCATTTTTCGCATTGTTTCAATGCAGCAACCACAAATTATCTTGCCCGTTCCAACCTCGATAACCTTTCCCGCTTCGAAGGTTTCTCCCGGCTCGTATTCTTTGTTATCCAGGGCTTCAAAGTCTGTTTCCTGATTCTCTTCTTGATCCTCTGATATATCTATATCCATATATTTTAGAAGCTCATCATCTGAAAAACCCATGTCATTTAATTCAAGCTTATAATTCTCGCTTAGTTCTTCCAGTTCCTTTCCGAGCATGTCTAGATTCCAGTCGGCCAACTCACCAAGCTTGTTATCGGCTATCCTGTAAAGTTTCGCCTTATCTCCACTTATATCCATATACCGGCAGGGTACTTTTAAAAGATTCAAGCTCTTCGCCGCTTTAAACCTTGTATGCCCGGCCAGGATTGTACCATCCAATTGTGCGACTATTGGTGCCGCAAACCCATAGGATTGAATTGATTTTGCCACCTTTTCAACTACATGCTCATTTATTCTCGGGTTGTCAGGTGCTAATTTTAACGAATCAATATCAACATATTCTGCAGCGATACCATTCTTTTTTCTGCTATCTATATATTCCTTTCCAATATCCATTTTCCAATCCAGTTATAATATTTTGGGTTCAAGCCAAGTAGAGTAGAACCCATTAATCCACCTCTCTACTTGGCATTTTTCTCGATACAGAAAAGTCCTGCTTCTTTACGAATAAGCAATCTAATAATTTGACCGGCCTGTACCTTTTCTTTTTTAGATAGTCCTTTCAGCCAATCCATTTCATCTGCATTTAAATTAAGGCTGAACTTTTTAAAGTTATGTCCCTTGTTGACGGTTTTACCCCAACATTTATGGTGTAACGGGTTTGTAATTTCCGTTTTACATGATTTGCAGTATGGGTTCCAATTCCAAATATCACCAGTGACTACAATATTGCACCCAGGACAAGTTGTAATTATTTCATTTATTTTCGGTACCATTTGAGCATTGCAAGATATACAAATGGCCTCATCCGCTGATTTGTAATCTCCTTGATTTAGTCTGCCGCAACTTTTACAAAATATAATCATTCGGCCTCCTTGATAGCCTGCTTCAATAGCTTTTGAATGGCAGCGTTTATCGTCTTGCATTTTAGTTTTTTTCGAATGTATTCCAATTTATCCCTTTCCGAATGGGTCAATTCTATGATGGAATTGATGTAATTTTTCCCACCATATACAATATTTTTGTTCTCGTATTTACCCATCATCGGTCACCATCCTTCGTATATCTCGCAACGAATAGACTTTGTTACTATCAAAATTGATATTGATATAACCATTCTTTATGTTTTCATTTTCCGGTTGTGGCTTGTATTTTCCAAGCTGGAAGAACTCGTCAAAAGAGGTCTTCGTCAAATCCTTTTCAGCCTTTTCCACACCTTCAAAAAAGTTACAGAAAGTCCAGACTAAAAGCCAGGAACATTTGTTATCGTTATTGAGACACCAGGCCAGGAAAATATCGAGTTCATTTTTTTCTAATCTTTTCGTTACGGTATCGATTCGTAAAAGAAGTAATTCCTTCATGTAATCAGCGGATTCATAATGATAGTTAAAATATAAATTACCGTATGTGTTTATGGATTGAGGACGAAAATCTTTTATCAAATAATCAAATATGGTTTGAAACTTCTTAAGTTCCTCATCCGATAGGACAAACTCCATCTGCTGATACTTTTCTATCAATTCAAATATTTCGTCTTCCTTCGGTAATCTATATTCCTGGGTGGTTCTTGGTTGATTTTCTTCGGTTACATGAATTGGTTTATCTAATTCTTTCTCGTCAATTACCGGTGACATACGGAGTATCCATGCCTGGAAACTACTTTCCCAATCTAGCTCCCGCCATATATTTCTCTGCTTACCCGATTTCATTAATCCTTGAAAATACTTTTGTATCATTTGCATCACCTGGATGAGGTTATGGTTTTTTGGATTTTTAAAGTTACGAAAAATATCTAATGGGTTTCGTTGCTTAGTGTATGCCCATCGGCAAGTGTTGAAAAGCTTGACAAAAGCCAATTCGGAATCGGTTAAGTCCTTCTTTTGGCTATCCGATAATTTGATATGATAAAATCTCTGCATGAGTTCTTCCTTGTGTTGTGTTGTGTTGTTGTATTAGTTTTTATTAATTAATTAATTATTAAATTATTAATTAAAATTATTAATTAAATTAAATAAGAATTAATTAATTACTAGTATAATATCAGATTTAAGATATTACAAATTGATTTTATAAAATATTACGATAAAATACATTTGTGTTAGTAAATAAAATCGGATAAACTTTACTCGATTCCTGGTGAATCATCCTTGTTGTTTTTAACATTGTTGTTTGCCGGGAGGTAGTTGTTGACCTCCCGGCTTTATTTTTATGAAATGATTTAAAATTTTTATAGGTGTAAAATGGCAAATTATTCATTTTTCCGCTCAACATCTGCCTCATCGATTAGTACATCATACGACGTTAACAAGAAATCAACCGTTGATATGAGTTTTTCCCTGCAGGATTACTATCTTTCGGAGCTTAATTCAATTCAGATTAAATTAAGCGATTTAGCAGTTTCAACGACTGCTGTATCGGTGAAAATATCCAGTGATGCAGCAGGTGATAATATCATTTTGCCTGATACAAGTGCATCCATCGATAGAGGACTGACAACGACAACGAAAGGGTCTGCGGTCATTGCTATTAATGCCGTTCTCTATGCGAGTGTAGAGAATTGGTATATCTTCTATAAATTAGATGCCGGAAGTGGTGATGTAGACGATACAATTTTATCAGTTAAAACGCATTAATCGAGGATGTAATGGGTATATCACAATTTACCAATACTAAAGTTAATTTTGTATCGCAAAACATATCTGCACAAATCGATGGGAATACAATAAATTATACTCTAAAGCCTTTTATTTTACGAACTCTTATGGTATTTTGGAATGGCATTAGGCAATCAGATTCAGAAATTACGATTACGTCTAATTCTACTTTTTCCACCTCTTTTGTGGCATCTGCCGGTGATTCGCTGATTGCTACATATTTTAAACTTTAGGAGCTACAAAAATGGCTATTCAAATCGTCGGAAACCAGATTAAAAACCTTGAAGTCAGTACTGATAAACTGGCAAATAACGCAATAACACCAGCTAAAGCGAAACTCGATTCGCTTTGGTCTTTCGCCGTCATCCCACAAGTGAGTGCTGACCCGAGCAACTCCAATGATTTAGTTAGAAAATCTTATGTTGATAGCAAAGTAAACGGCCTATCATATAAGCATAGTGTTCGAGTCAAAGCTAATTCTAATATTGACTTGAGCGGACCTGGTAATCAAATCGACGGTACGACAATGGCATCTGGTGACCGTTTCCTTGTAACCGGACAAAGTACCGGAACAGAAAACGGTATTTATAAATATAATGGTGCTGCTGCTTCTGCCACCAGAACCGATGATGCTGCTGCTTTTGCTGACCTCCAGGACGGTGCTGCCGTCTTCATTCGTGAGGGCTCAAATGCAGACGAGGGATATGTTCAAAGTGCAACTTTAACCGGATTCGGTTCACAGAATTGGATACTTTTCAGTTCCACTTCTGGTGGTCGTCAAGCTGGTACAGCACTTGGTCTATCTTCCAATACTTTTAATGTTCTTATCGATGATAGTTCCGTTGGTGTTAACGGGTCCGACCAGCTTTACATTAAAGCCACTGGAATCACTAATGCGATGTTGGCTGGTTCTATCGCCAATTCAAAGCTTGTTTCCAGCAGTGTGACATACTCAGCAGGCTCCGGTTTGACTGGTGGTGGAGCGGTTGCCCTTGGTGGTAGTGCTTCTCTCGCTATTGACCTTGATGGTGCTACTCTCGCTGTATCCGGTTCCGGACTCAAAATTAAGGATGCTGGTGTCGGTTCTACTCAAATCGCCGCCAATGCTGTTGTCACATCTGGTGTCAGTGATGGAGCAATCACCCTCGGGAAATTGGCAAATGTTTCTTCCGGTCAAATGCTTATCGGTGATGCTGGAAACCGCCCTGCCGCTGTTACCATGTCCGGTGATATTGCTATATCAAATGCTGGAGTTACAACAATACAATCCAATTCCGTTGAAACTGCTATGCTCCAGGACGGAAGCGTCAGCAATCAGAAATTGGCTAGTAGTGCATTGACTTTATCCGCTGGTGATGGTCTTTCTGGTGCTGGTAGCATTGCCCTCGGTGGTAGTGCAAACCTCAACATTAATCTCGATGGAGCCACACTATCAAAAGGTGGTTCCGGGCTGAAGGTTGCCGCTGGTGGTATATCAGCAACCGAAATTGCGACTGCTGCCGTTGCTACCGATGAGCTTGCTGATAATGCTGTTGTAGCTGCCAAGGTTGCTGCCAATGCTGTAACAACTGCCAAAATTGCCGATGATGCTGTAACTATTGCAAAATGTGGATTTGCCTTTTATCGTGATGCTTTTACGGGGTCGAGTAATACTGCTTATGACCTAAGCATTGCGATACCGGCTGGTTTCGAAAATGCTGTTATGGTATACAGAAACGGTTTGATGTGTAAAAAGGTAGCGTCCAGCCCTGCCGATGCTTCTGAGTTTTCAGTGGCTGGGACTGGTGGTACTGGTGGTGTAGGACAAATCACTTTTGGTGCTGCTCCTAATGGTGACCAGATTATCGCCATCATGTTTGCATAGATTGTAAAAGATAGCCGATTATGGGAGGGGTAAAACCCTCCTTTTTTTATCTTTTTCCTTTACAAGTATAAAATAATACCTTAAATTAATTAAACAACAACAACAAAGGAAAACAACAATGAAAAACAATCAAATAGAAAAAGTTCTGATCACATGTGGTAACAGTTTCCACAACACACAAGAAGAAATAGAAGTTAAGGTATATGGCACCTATGAACGCTTAGGAGGTCACCAAAAAGTATTAGAAATTGTATTCCCCGAATCAAATAGTTTTTGCACGGCCAAAGATTGTCTTTGCGGTAGAGACTACATAATTACAGAGGATCATCCAAATACGATTTTAGATTTTATTGTAGAACCAGCTACGTAAATAGGAGTGAGTGTTGAAGATTGTATTTGATACGGGAGAGTCTATACCGTTTGATCGTTTTTGCGGGAATGATTTAAAGGTATGTGAAGTGGACAGGGAATGGTATGTGATAGGCAGGAATGACATTAGGTGGGCTGGGCCAACATGGGAAGATGCAAGGCGATTGAAATTCTATTTTGACCGTTTACATCAAGGAAATGAACAGTATGCAGATCCACGTTGCATGTGCGATTGTTCAAATGACTGTTGCGATGGCAAAAAGCAAATATACCGCACGCCAAAATGGATGACCAAAAAACCAAAGCGTACATTCTTGAGGCTATCAGAAAAACCAAGAATGCGGTCAGGTGAATGGGTATATGTTGAACATAAGCCAGAACCGATTCGCGATACGTTAGGAAAGAACCGCCACAAGTTTCACTTTGGATGGTACCAATGACACACCTGCCACAAATGAAAAACTTAACCAATAACAATAGGATAAAATGATGCCACGTGAAAAAGAAACAATAAGATTAAATTGGCTTAATTATTTCGGTGAAGAACAGACAAGAACTTTTACACCTCGTGTAGCAGCACAATTCATAAAAACATTAAAAGTTGCAGGATTGAAAATAGTCTCACAAAAAACCATAGAATTAAAAGACCTGGACAACAACAAATGATTGAACAATGCTGGCTAATGCTTCACCACTATCCGATAATAAAACTACCCTTCATCGGTCATATCACACTACTTGGCATCATAGTCATATTTGCTATGTGCTGTGTGATTAATCAACAACTAAAACCAACCAACAACAGGATAAAACAATGAGAATGTCAATTTATGAAAAGCTTTTGAGAATACAGATAGAGCTTAAATCACCTAAAAACCAGCGTAATAATTTCGGAAAATACAACTATCGCTCCCTGGAAGATATACAGGAAGCCTTGAAACCACTTCTTGAAAAATACGGAGTTCTACCGATACTTCAAGATGATTTGATTGTTGTAAACGATAGGACTTATGTAAAATGTACAATCAGATTAATCGATACAAATAATCCACAATCATTTATCACCACGCATGCACACGCTGGAGAGGAGGACGTAAAGAAAGGATGGGATAAAAGCCAAATTACCGGTTCTGCTTCATCCTATGCAGGTAAATATGCTTTCAATAAGTTATTCCTGCTGGATGATACACAGGATGCTGATACCGAAGCACATAACCACATACAAAATAATACAAGAAAGGCAGCACCTAAAAAAGCACCGGCTAAAAAAGCACCGGCTAAAAAAGAAGCGCCTAAATTTGAGCCTATAAAATACAAGCCATTAATTAATTTAGTAAAGGAAATTACTGGCAGCGACATAAAGGACTATCAACTCCACCTTAAAGTAAAATGGAATATGGACAAATGGGGACTGGAAGAAACCAAGAGGTTTATCGAAAAGGTCAAAAGTGGTGAACTAATTGAGCCATTTGTGTAAAGAGGTTTAGAGCTTAAAAAATAAAGGTGTCGAGTTTTCGGCACTTTTTTTGTAGATAGTTGTTTACAAACTTAAGATAATACTTTATAAGTATATATATAAACAACAACCGAGGAAAACAATAATGACAAACCAAACTTTAATCAAAAAACTAAAAGAAAATGAAATTAACTATTATGGTGAAAGACCAAGGTTATGGGAAAACCATGGCAAAGCAAGAATATATTTTGGTAGAGATTACGTAACAATCGAAAAAAATGGAGAAATACATAACCGAAAAAATAACAAAGCACGAGCCCTTACAATAGGTCATGAAATAACTGAAAAAATCAATAAAATTGCCAATAACTAACAACAACAACCAAGGACAACAACAATGAAAGAAGAAAAAAAGACAAGACTATTAAAAGCGTTCCAAATGGGTATGAATTGCCTGATAGGAAGTTCTTCCATATCGGTATATGATACCACCAGGGATGAAGCTCGAACAACTGCCCACCACCTACTCTTAAAGATTTATACAGGTGATGAGAGTCTAATAGATGTATCAGAAGCATTATTTGTTCCGGGGTCGCATTTTACAAACTGCTTTGCTGCTGCTGTAAGCTGGTTCAACGAATCGGATGAAGTTGTAATCGGTATTTATGATGAGGTAGAAAAGAGTATCCAGGAGCTCATAAACCGAGAAATGACATATTACGTTACTCACGGATACAATAAAAGCCCTGGAGAATATAGGATAGAGGAGAGTATATCCAGCATTATCCAGCATTACATGGTTGAATATATGGAAAGGCATGTATCCGCTGAAAAGCGTAAAAAATACACCCTGGGAGGTGAATAATGAAAGACTATAAGGATATTTATCTGCAATATATGTCGGATACAGCAAACCATAACCCACCAGGCTCTTATTATAAGTTTCGGACCGAAGGCATTTACTTAAAGTTCAAAAATTGGTTGCCGGAAGAAGGTATTGATTACGATATAATTCAAGTTTTCCAGGGTGATAACTTCTTCCATTTTAAATCTATTGCAGAACTAAAAAAGGCAATACAGGAAAATGTAATCGAGTTGGACTATGATAAACCATGGAGGCAAATGATAGACCCACCTGATTTGTGGAAAGAAAAAAGGCAAATCAGTATTAGCTACATGATGAGCAAAAGACAATGCGAACAAAGGCGAAAAGAGCAGGAGAAAAGAGATAGGGAAAGAGAAGCATATTATGCCTCATGTACTTTTACATCTATCGATGATGCTGTAAAATATATTAATAAAGAAGTTAAAAATAAATTTAATAAAAACAACAACAACCAATAAGGAAGAACTCATGTCGAAAAGCAATACGAAATTTACAAAAATTTATAGACTCAGTCAAAAAAAGAGCGGTATCTTTTTCAAGGATAGAAAACGATACGATTTAGGCGCTGCAATTCTGGTCTGCCAATATTGGAACGAAGGGCATGTTAGCACCCCGGTATACCTCAAAGAAAACCTATTTGTAACGAATCAAGGGTCCTGGATACTCTATGGTGAAGGAGGTGCCGAAACTAAATATGGTAAGAAATTACCCAATGGTAATTATGTTGATAGTTCAAAGTTCATTGTTTTAAGCAGGATAGAAGCGTACGAATATCTGGAAAGTATAAACTCATTAGATGATACTCTCGTTGATAAATATTTTTTTGATATTGTCGAGGAAGGGTGACCAAGTTTATGACTTACGATGAGGCATATAAAATTGCCCGTCGTAAGCTTCATCAGGCATTAGGCGAAAAGGTAGTCCTAATCGTTAAAAATGAAAAGGACAATTTTAGAGCTTACTATCAAAATGAATATCAGTGTAAACGAAAGTATTTTCCAATTTTAGTGAGAGCATTATGAAATTATTAACATTTGGTGGTGGTACCAATTCTACAGCATTATTAATCGAAATAGTACGGAGAAAAATAGAAGTCGATTTTATTTTATTTAGTGATACCGGAGGAGAAAGACCTAAGACATATAAACATGTGGCCTATATGGATAAATGGATTCGCTCAAAGGGCTATCCAGGAATTATCACGGTACAATATAAAACGAAGGATGGGAAGAACTTAAATCTTGAACAATTTTGCCATAAATACAAATCACTTCCGAGTATTATCTATGGATTCAAATCTTGTAGTCTAAAGTTCAAAAAAACTCCTATAGATAAATTTATGAAAAGCCAAAAAAAGTGTATAGATTTTTGGAATGAAGGAAATCAAATAATTAAAATTATTGGTATTGATGCCGACGAACATCATCGAACCAAAAAAATTTACGATGATGATAAATATAAGGTTTGGTACCCATTAATAGAATGGGATTATGGCAGAGAGGAATGTATAGAAATCATTAAAAATGCAAATATACCTTTACCGGGCAAATCATCTTGTTTCTTTTGCCCAAGTATGAAAGTTCAAGAGGTTAAACAACTTGCATCATGTAATCCAGAATTATTTGACCGTGCAATTGCAATCGAAGATAATGCAAACCTAAAAGAAGGAACATCCATCAAAGGGTTGGGTGGAAAATATAGTTGGAGAAGACTTATTGACCAGGAAAAATCGCAGGTGAAAATGTTTGATTTACCAGTTGCCTGTGATTGTTATGATGGTTGAGTTCTTAAAAATAAATGCAGATAGTTGTTTACAAACTTAAAGTAATACCTTAAACTATATACACAACAACAACAACAGGAAAACAACAATGAAAAACCCATATAGGCTACCAGAACAAGACATTTTAAGAAACGCATATTTCGATGATATATCCATCGAAGAAGCAGCGAAAATGATGAGCTTAACAATAGACCCTCAAATGATGAAAAGTGCAGTAACAAGGGACGAGCGAATTAAGTCTTTAAACCGAATATTATATACTGGTGGAAGACGAAGACGTACAGCCATTGAGAATAGAATAGATGAAGCAAGAAGCGAGGCAAGGCGGTCACTACGAAGACCTAATCTACCATATGGTGGTTCACTTCAAGAATACGAATATTTTGCTAAAATAAAACCAACATTTATATCAGCCGAAATTGCAGCAAACCAAGCGATAAAAGGAATTAATATCGAACATAACATAGATATTGTCGAGAAATATATATACATAAATGGAGGTCGGTAATGATTGACTCTAAGAAACTACAAACCTACGAAAAGAAAGTCACCGAAAAATATGCAGGGTTAACAGATGCAGAACTCTATATGCTTTTCAGCGGATTAGGCAGACGATATAAAGAGCTTACAAAAGCCAAACCGGGAGATGGAACAGTAAGACCTGGAGCCATTGCAATCGGCACCGATTTGATGGAAATGATAACCGTGATGAATAAACGTGGCCTTGGTTCTAAAATCAATTTTGTTTTAGGAGGTAAGTAATGATTTTATCATTATTAGACGGTGCCAGATATACACATTATTGGGAAAAAAGAGAATGGTTAATTGTGTCTTTCGATGAAGGCTCTATTGTGCATCTATTTAACGAGGAAGGTGAATCGGTAGAGGTTGACATGGCACCCGATATACCTCTCAAAGGTATAACACTGGCAAATATAGCCGATGCTATAGAAATGTATATAGAATATGCTGACCGTACTTTAGACGACATACATGCCATGATGGAAGACCATCATGATGCTAAGAAACAAGACGAATATTTGGAAGAAGATTTTGATTACATTGAAATAGACTGAACAACAACACAACAACAAGGAGAACTCAAATGGACTGGAAATATAAAAAATACAATGGATGGGCTAACTACTCCACCTGGAATGTCGCACTTCATATAGGTAAAGAATATCACTTATACAAGGCGGCATGTGTCTATTCTCGAGACTTTCCAGGTGATAAAAGCGAAATATACAAAAGCTTCATCGAGTTTATGGGGTTGAAAAACCATAAAACCGGTGATGGTGTAGAGTGGCTGAACAATAATATAAACCTAACTGAAATGAATAATTACATGTTGGAGCTTATATCATGATTAAGACACTACAGGATTATACAAACCTGATACAGAAATATCTTGATAAATGCTATGCTTATATAGTCAACCATATATGGGCTAAATCATCGAAAATGTCCCCGGTATCTATTGATATATGGGTAGATGAAAGCATTAACAATCGATATATATATGATTCGTTACGAATGTATTGTATCATGCTGATTAGGTGTGAAAAAGAACCAGTTGAAGAAGTTGTAATCCGTATTTATGAGGCATATATGGATGCCCCTAATTTGGTGAGATACAATTCAAAATGAAAACTTGGTATTGTATTGTACATTACAATTGGCTTACAGATGGATATGTTCCTTGTAAGCCATTTATTTTGAAAAAAGGGCTACCGAAACATTATAATAATTGCGTGTATCATAAAAGATTCAAGCCGAAACAATTGAAGTTGGAGTTTATAAAATGAGTTCTTACGACTTGATAGAGGAATTATACGATTTAATCCTGGAGAACTTTCCATGGCTAGAGGACTTACTTAACGACGATGAAGCTCCAATCGAGGATGTTATCGCTTTTGTCGGTGGATTGGCCTATAAATATGGGTACGAAGCAGGTAAAAGAGATTTTTCGGCATATTATGATAATAAAAATGGCAGTTTATATGCTGAATTAAAAGCTTTTGATATAAAAAAATATGATAATTAATTTCGAATATTATATAATGATCAAACTGATATAAACTTTAACCTTTTTAGGCTGTTTTAATCCTATATCAGTTTGTGGTGAGGAAACTACATTATTAATTTAATGTGGTTTTTTTTATTTTTGTCCCAAAAAAATGGCATAAATACACAGGTGATTCTCGGGATTAAAAATGGAACATGGAATAATTGACTATCTTCTGGATTACGGTTCACTGGGTGTAATGGCTGGTATATTTTTCTGGCTATACCTAAATAATAAAAAGGAATTGCTTGAATCCAGGGATAGGAATTTTGAAGAGCAGGAAAAAATCCGCTCGAGGTGGCGAACTGTCATTGATAAATATGATGTGGAAAAATCCGAAATGATTGAAGAGCGAATCAACAATCTCAATGATTTAAAAAATGCTATAAATCAATTGAAAGTAATTAATGAAGAGCAGAATAGACTTTTGAATGAAGCACATAACGAATTAAGAGATATGCGGACGGAAATAAAAATTAGATTAAGAGGTGAATAAAATGGCTTTTTGGGATTTTCTAAAGAAACGACAACCGGCTATCACAACAAAGCCTAAAAAGGAAAACCTGGGTGCTTCTTGGGATAGCCCCTATGGTAACAAACCAGTTTTCCCAAGTCGTGATGCCCTGGAAGCCTATGGCGAACATGCTTATTTATATGCGGCTATAACACGCTGCACTGAGGACTTAAGTGCCTTACCACTAAAAGTAATAAGAGGAACAGGTAAAGACAGCATAATACTTGATAGTCACCCGGTGAAAGACCTTTTGAACAACCCAAGTACAATGATGGATGGGTATTTGTTTCGACAGCAAATCACCCTAGATTTAATACTCAATGGAACATTTTTCATTTTGATGATTGGTGCTGGAAAACTGCCAACATCATTGATAAGACTTCACCCCGAAGAAACACAATTTGTTACGGATAAAACGATTGGTATCAAGGGTGTAAAAAATAGTAGTTATGGGCAGGAAGTAATTTATGATATTGCAAAAGTCCTCTATGGTAGAAATGCAAGCTATACGAAGGGTCCGAAAAGTCTATACGGAACAGGTGTGATACAGCCTCTCTACGAAGAACTCAAGAGCGATACAAATGCGATGTTATTGGCTTCGCAGGCTTCTGCTCAAGGTAGGCCAGATATATTAATTAGCCCTTCCGATGAGGCCGATGTATGGCCTAAAGAGGTACGAGAAGAGATTATATCGTCGTATACTAAAATGGCGAAAAAGGGTGGAGCTATTGCCCTCAGTGGCATGGCTAAAATAGAGACTTTAAACCTTTCACCACGAGAAATGGAATACAAGGAAGCAAGACTGATGGCAAGGCAATCCATATCGGCAGCTATTGGTATACCACCAACAATACTTGGTATCCCCGATGCGAATTATGCGACTTCGTTAAACCAGCGAAAAACCTATTGGGTTAACCAGCAGCATCGAGCCAGAAAGCTTGAAATAGTCTACACGAAACTTGCTAAATTATGGTCGGATGATTTAAGGGTTGTTCATGATTTTAATCATATCGATGCTTTGAGTGATAGAGATAAGGCATTGGAGCGAATCCAAAAGCATATACAGAATGGGATGAAACCACAGGATGCCTATGCCTATGAGGGACTGGAAGATGCCCCGGAAGTCAAACCAGTTTTTCGCCCGGTTGAAGTAGAACCGGTTAAAGAGCCACCACTTGACGATGAAAAAAAAAACTCTGCATTTATTGAAGCGGTTGTAAAAAACCAAGAACAGGAAAGGGCGAACATCTGGCAATCCTGGGTAGAGACAAAACAAGCTCCAGCCGAAAATCTTTTGATAAATGCTTCATCTAGTTTTATGAGTGATATAAAAAGGCATATTTTCTCGAGAATAGATCAAAAGAAAACACTTGGCTTGATTTACAACATCAAAAGCAACCCTGACGAGTTATTGACTGAGGATAATTTTACCCGAATCGCTCAGGATAATTTTGAAGAGCCTTTTGTTGAGATATACGAAAAAAATTATCGGGAGGAAAGCAACCGACTACGTGACTTGATTGGTGCCGGTGCCTTGGTTGGTTTAATTAGCAATGTAAAGCCATTGACTTTTCTTGGGTTAATGACAACACAAATATATAAGACTACAATTGAAGGTTTGCGTCAATTTTTTATTGGGTTGGAAACAACACTGGCACCCGATGATTTAAAAAAGGAATTGGAAAAAATTCCAGCATTATCAACCAGTAGAGTAATTACAATATCGAGAACGGAATCGACGAAACTGGTTAATGCAGCTACAACAGATGCTGCTGTAGATTTGGAAAATGAGCCAGATAAGAAAGTACGATTCATAAAGGAATGGATTACGGAGCGGGATGATAAGGTAAGACCAGCACATCAGGCATTGGATGGTCAAACCGTTGATGTATATAATTTATTTGAGGTGCCACATGGTGACCACCAAGGAGCGAAAGCAAATTGGCCGACAGGCTTTAATGATGTCGGGTTGAATATAAATTGCCGTTGCTCCACAATTTCCAGGCCAGTTTATGATTAATAATATCTTAAGAAAATTCTATTATTGCGTAATTTATTTAAAAAATATATACTGCTGACATGACAATAACCGGGTGCAAAATGATGGTAATCAAAAATTTGGTATGTGAACGTGTGAAAACTGCTGGTGAAACTTCATACAGTTTTATAGCGAGCAATGACAAAATAGACAGGATGGGGGATGTAATAAACCAATCCGGGTGGAGCTTAAATGCCTATAAAAGAAATCCGGTCATTCTGTTCAACCACGATTCACGAAGCCTGCCAATAGGAAAAGGAAGTGCCGAAATTATTGATGGCCAATTAATGATTGATATTGAGTTTGATGAAAATGATGAATTGGCCAAGAAAATCAAAAGTAAAGTTGAAGGTGGTTTTTTAAATGCTGTTTCTGTTGGCTTTAAACCTATAAGGGCAGTTGAACGGAATACACTGAACCAGGAAGATAAATATTATGGCGAATATGGTACCTACTTTGAAAAGGCAGAACTTCTTGAAGTCTCAGTCGTTACCATTCCGGCAAACTCAAATGCAACTGCTGCCAAGTTCATTGACTCAGTTGGTGATATGGATTTATTCGCCAAGATGGTCTCTAAACATATTATCAGTATCATCGAAGAAAATGACGAATATAAAATCACTTTCGCCAAGGCGAAGGAAAAGCAAGAAGAACCCGAAGAAGAAGAAGTGGAACAACTTGAGGAACAAGTGGAACAACCTGTGGAACAGGGATATGACGATGATGATAAAGACGATAAGGAAAAGCAATTAAATCTTGAATTAATCCGGGCTTTATTGGCCTAATAACCCAACATGAGGAAAAAAATGGAAAATAATATGGTGAACAAAGCTCAAGAAATTATCACGAGCATTAAATCAAATCAGAAAAATAACTCCGATAGACTGAGCAACCTCGATAAGCAGGTCAAAGACCTAAATGAGGCCGTTCGTGGTGTCCAGGAAACTGCTGCCAAGCCTATCATAATTGAAGGTAGTGAAGCAGGTTTAAAGCAATACATCAATCAGGATGGTTCATTGCAACTTATTACAACCAAGAAAAGCGTGAACCTCCATGGTTATGGTAATGTCAATGTAACTGCCAAGGGTCTTCTCGATACGGATGAAAACCATTCGGAATGGCATGCTGAACTTAAAGACATTTGCCAGACTCGCAGCATGGCAAAAATGATTTGCAGAAATACGCCGAAAACAGATGCAAAATTAATTGCCCATTTACGTAAAGCTCCTGCCTTTATGCGTGATGTAATATCAAAATCACTTTATGATACAGCCGGTCAAGGTGGCGAATGGGTACCAGACGAGTTTCGTGAATCAATGTATCAGGAGTATATGACACCGAGAACACTGGCAGATGAGTTTGCTACTGTACAGGTAGAGCGTCCGACTGTCCTCATTCCTCGTATGAACTATGGTGGTCGTCCATTCATTCGTGGAACTGTAGCATCTGATACTGTAGATGATAATGCTTTCCTTGCCAGTACTCCACAATCAGCACAGGCGACCATTAGTATTACCGGATTGGCCACTCGTTACCGTGTCGATACAGACCTAATTGAGGACCAGGCTGTACAGATGGTGCCATTGCTTACTAAGCAGATCGGTGCAGACCTCACAGACGCCTACGAGGATTGCCTAATTAACGGAGATGCCCGGCTATTCGCGGCTTCACAGGACACAGGGCGTAATAATTGGAACATAAGAAGCCGATGGGGCGGGGCCAGTTTCGTTGACGCAAGCGATCATAGAAAAACCTTCGATGGTCTACGCTTTTGGTGTCATCCTGCTCGAAAAAATACCGAAATCGATTTAGGTGGAGCAGCGTTAACCGGTGCCAAAATACTTGAATTGATTAGCAAGACCGGTGAAATGGCAGCGGCACAAGGATTAATGCTGATTGTATCACCCGAATATTTTATCAAGGAATTTATGGGATTAACTGAAGTAAAAACTTTGGACCAGTACGGGCCCCGTGCGACGGTCTTGACAGGTCAACTCGGATCTATATATGGGGTCCCAATTGTGCTTTCCAGATTTATGGGCAACGACTTAAATCTATCTGGATTTTATGATAATATTACAAAGACCCGTTCTGGTGTCCTTTGTGTTAACAAGTCAAGTTGGTACAACTATCAAAAGTCTGGTATACAAATCGAGACAGCTAAAGAAATAGCATCCGGAGCGATGGAGATCGTTGCCACAGTACGAAAGACTTTGGCAAGTCCAGACCAAGATAGTGCAACTAATGTTGCCTACATGTACGGAACAGCAGCAATCTAATTAAATGGTGTGGGGCAGATATGCAGGTGAATGTGTATCTGCCCTTTTTTTAAGTTCTTCTATTTGAGTATAAAATGAGCCTTGTTACTGTTTCGACACTTCGTGAATACCTGCCAGAAATCGCATCGAATACCGAAATCGATACGGAGCTTGGTAATTTGTTGGATAGGGTGGAGAAAGGTATCGCTAATTATCTCGGTTTTCCTTTGTTAGATTCGGCTTTATCACCAACCCTGGAAAGCAGCACATATACGTTATATGTTGATAGCCCTATGTCAACGGATGAATATACACTTCAATTGCCTATTACACCAGTCACGGCGATTACATCAATATATAGCGATAGCGGCAGAGAATATACAGAAGCCACTTTAATTGATGCTTCAAATTATGAATTAAATAAATCATTGGGTCGGGTATCTTTACTGCCTCCGAATATATCGAGGTCTTTTAGCAATGGAAAAAGGTCAAATAAGGTCACTTGCACGGCAGGGTTTACGGCTGGAACATTACCGGGTGATTTAGAGCATGCGATTTGTGTTTATGCTTCGCAGCTTCATCGTAATAAGCAGACCCAAGGTAAGTCGTCTATCAATACCAGGGCAGGTAGTGTCCAACTATCGAAGAAATCTCTACCTGATGAAGTTAAAGAATTTCTCTATCCTTATAGAGTCCCTGGTACGATACTATGAAAATGACATACGAACAATTCATAGCATCAATCAAGCGTAAAGGGGAAACAATACAGAACCTGTTTCAAAAGCCTGGAATAGTAAAAAATGATTTAGTCAATCGGGCAAGGTTGGAAGTAAGTCAAACAGGTTGGCCTAATTACCGGACTGGTAATCTTTTCCGAAGCATCAAGGCAGAGGAAAGAAGAACAGCAGGAGGTAAAGAAATATTATTAACTGCTGGAAATAATATTAAATATGCTTCCTATGTCGAGTTTGGCACTATTTTTATGCAACGTCGGCTATATATGAATCGAACGGTTTACAACTGGCAGAAGGGTCGCTCAATCGGTGCAGGGTCACCGGGGCATGGTGTATTCCCGGTGTCGGATCGTATGAGTACAGCCGACAATGATTATAAATTTATGTCTGAAATTTTAAAAGATTTTCTTGAGAATGAATAATGGCCGATAGTCGAATAGTTCAAATCCATAAAAAATTAGCAGAGTTAACGGCAGTTGATTTTGCTGGTGGATATTCAGCGATTGACTTTACAAACCGAGTGATAAGAGGCATTGAACCCGAGCCGATAATGGTTCCACGTGCCTGTATTCGGTTTGTGGATTCAATGGAGGACTTTGGTCCGACTATGGGAAAATATCAGGGCAAGGCAATATTTGAGATTTACGCTTTCGTTAATGGCAAAAACCCTATTAGTCGTTCCGATGCTGCACTTAACGTTTGTAGTGACTTCATCAAGGCAATAACGGCAAATAGACAGTTATCCCTGGGTGCATTGGTTGACGATGTTAAATGCGATTTTACAGCCATCGAAGGCGATTCATTTGGTGTCGAGGGTTGCGGTATCGGCTATGTCAAAGTAACTGTTTCATACCGTAGCGATGATGGGAGTTAATAAATGACCTGGTATAATTCAAATTGGAAATCACGATGGCCTGTTACCGTTAATGTATTGGGTGGAGCCGAAACATCTGGGGCAGAGGATGTCGAGTTCTCCGTCCCTGCGGACTTCGACGATTTTTGGGAAAATATCAGGGCAGATGGATTCGATATTATCGTCGCTGATGGGCTTGGTAGTCTATTGACTTTTCAGATTCAGGCAGCATCTTTTAGCAAAACCAATCGGGTTTGTACTATAGACCTTGATAATGTAACTTTTGGTAATCGAAACAGCATATCGGTTGTCTGGCTCTATTGGAATAACCCAGACCAGGCATCGAGCCTTGGTAGCAGTTTTAGCCCATCGGGTGTAAAGACTGGTAAAATCCATTTAAATGCGCCGTCACTTAGAGTGGTCGGCGACCCTATCCCAAGAAGTGGTACGAGAACACCGAGTGCGGTATTTCAGAAGACACCAACCGATGATGTTTACATCTGGTTTAGAGTCTCTTCGTTATTGGCCAAAAGACTGCAGCCCTATAATGGTAAGCTTGATTTTGAAGCAATACAATATGTGCAGATGTTTAGTTATGATTCGGCTGGTAGTACACATACAGATAGACTGAGGGAAGAATTAACCGTTATTATTCCTGGATGGGTCGGTGTATGTGTGGCAGAAGGAACAAATAACGCTGATTACACTGTTAATCTTATCGTGCAAACCCACGGAACAAATTTTAACCAAAAGTTGAGTCTCAATGCTACATTACAGACAAGAAACTTATTTCCATTAACTGATTAGGAGTAAAAAATGCCTTTAGAATTCGGACGTAACGCATTTGTAAATGTCGCATCAACAGTTGAAAGTACCTATGGTGATGGTACCGGTACCTTCGACGTATATAACAGAATTTTCTCGTGTACCCTTAAAAGGGTTGAGGAGCGGGTACAGACGTCGGTACTGACCACCACCGATGGAGGATTTGCACGAGGCCAATTCAAGGTTTCAACGCTTGCATCTGGAACGGTAGAGGTACCATTACAATACGAGGGCATAGGTGTATGGCTTAAATATGCTCTTGGAAGTGTATCAAGTTCTGGTAGTGGACCCTATACACATCAATATGCTGCCGATACTACCGATTTACCGACATTTGGTATAAAGTTTCAACGTGGTAGTGGTAAGATGGAGCAATTCAAGGGGTGTATGGTATCAAGCATGACAATCTCAGCCACTGCCGGTGAAGAGGCCAAACTTAGCATGGATATTATCGCTCAAACATCTAATGCAAGAACATCTGGGATTACCGCGACTTATGGTGATGGCGCACAAGTATATCATTACGAAGCGGGACAAATGAATTACAATTCGGTTAATTATGATTTGTATAATTTCGAATTGACAATCGACAATAAGCTAGAAACTCGTTACACCCTTGGGTCTACTCTCACTAGTTCGCCTGATGTAAATGATATTCGCGAATGTACATTGACAGTCACATGTGGACTTGAAGATCAGAATATTTATGATGCACATTTGGACGGCACTTCTGCAGATCTTTCTTTTACCTTCACTAGTGGTGCTGACGAGTTTCAGATATACCTATATAATGCTGTCTGTATGGAGTACAACGACGACATAACAACCGCCGGAAGGCTCGAGCGAACAGCGACTTTCAAGGGTTTTGCTGATGCCGTACAGCCTGGAGCCGTAAAAATATTGGTTATTAATGGCGATTCATCTGCTGTGGCCAATTAAAAAAATCCTCCGTAAACCCTGGTAGACTCACGGAAGATTGAAAAATGGTACCTGTTCAAATACCATGTAGATATTAATTATCTTTATTTAAATTAATGAAAAAATATAATAATGCAAAAATTAGGTGGAAATAATGCAAGCATTTATGAAAGAAATAATTGGTAACTCCCGATGGACTTACCCAGCCTTTGAGGGAAAATTGATTGTCGAGGGCAGGATACTATCCCCCGTTGAATCTCAAACGGTTGGTATAAGCTCCGCACTAATAGCATCTGGGATAGCCAACAAAGAGGACTTAATAACCATTCAGAAAGCTGGAAAGGGTAATGATGAAGTAAACGAAGATAATGCCGAGGAATTATTTAACGCATTAAAAAACTTCGATGCTGACAAGATATTACAAATGGCCGAAAACCAGGATAAAGTACTATGTCGTTGTATCACCAGGGCATCCATGGATAAAGGCGAAAAATGGCAGGATTTTACTGTTGTTCTGGATGAAAAAAGACAATGCAGTAAAAATAACCGTCTTTGGGTAGGAATGTTTACGGAAGAAGACCGAAAACAAATGATTGAACTCTGCCTAATCGGGCATAAAAAAGCGGCCGATGCTTTAAGGAGGGCACTTTGAAGAAGATGAAACGATATTTGACGTGCTTGATGTTATGGCCACTAATTACAATTGTCTACCTTCTGATTTGCTTAAATTAACTTGGACTGAACTGCTATTTAATTATCAGTGCCTGAGGACAAAAGCAGTTAGATTGGAAAAGGCTATGCGACAATCAACCCGAAAAAAGGCTATGTTATTTCCGAATATCAGTATTATGGATTTGGTTAATTCTCCTTGATTGAATTTTCCATTTCGGGAGAACTCAAATGGCTGACAACGTTGTCGAATACATCATAAAAATCGATACGAAAAAAGGTAAGGTAAATCTAAAAAAGTTATCTGGTGATTTAAAGAAAACACAGAAAGATTTAGACAAGACTGGAAAGAAAGGCAAATTGGCAATGGCTAAACTTGCTGGTGGTGCAAAAAAAGCAAGGGCTGCAATGGCGGCATTAAAAGGTGGTTTGACTACCTTGGGAATTGCTGCCGGTGCTGCTGGAGTCGGTATTTTTGCTCTGATGAAACAGCAGGCTGATTATGTTAATTCGATAGCTGATACTTCTGCTCGTACCGGAATCGCCGTTAAAAATTTAGCCGGGTTAAAACTCGCAGCGGAATCAAGTGGTATTGCCTTTTCATCGATTGAAACAAGCCTAAATGGTTTTATTCCAAAATTGACCGAGGCGATGGAAAAGACATCACGCACCAGAAAGTTTTTCGATGGTCTTGGTGTATCGGTACAGGATAATGCAGGAAAACTTCGAAACACTAATGCAGTTTTCGAGGAAACAGTTTTAAAATTAGGAGCTATAACCGATAAAGCAACCCAATCAGCTTATGCCTATCAAATATTCGGCCAGGAAGCTGGTGCGGCACTAATTCAGAGTGGTGCATTAGAAAACCTGGATGAGTTCAAGAAAAGAGCGGAATCAATCGGCCCCGCATTGGATGAAAATGCCATAAAAAAAGCGGCAGAGTTCCAACGGGGATGGGCTGAATTAAAAACAAGTATCATGGGCTCAATCGGTGATATATTTGTTGGTTTGACCGGCGAAAAAAGTATCGGTAAAGCCATGTCCATAATTGCAAGCGATATGAAATATTATTCCGAAGCAATAGTTGAATGGTTTCGGTGGATTGGTCAGCAATTTGCACCAATTCTTGAAGGTATGCAAACCGCTGCAAATATCATAACAGGAGATTTTACGCTCCCAGATGTACCAGGTATAACTAGCGCACCACTTGGTCCTGGGTATGGCGCATTGGATATGGTACAACCCGTCCACCTTAGTGATGAAGAATATAATAATGTTTTAAAAGCATTGGAAGACCCTTTGCATTTTCTTAATAAAGCACATAAGAAAATTGCTAAAATGGATAAGAAAATTAAAGACAAAGGTTATGATCTTTATCCTGATTTAGGAGAACCAGAGCATATAGCGAGATTGGAAAGAAGAAAAGGCCGGGAAGATTATAAAAGTAAAGAAATGCAAATCTATAAGGATATGGCAACTCGACATTTAATGGATGAACATGAACGTAATATATCCGCTGCTGAAAGTACATTTGATGAAGTTTGGGGTAATTTAGTTGACCGTAAAGATTTACGATTTAAACCTACGAAAAGAGGACAAGGAAAAAAACCGGGCAAAAGCAAAGATTTTGTTCCATTTATCCCAACCGGTCCAACAGAAGAAGATAAGAAAGCAGTAGATAATTATGCTAATTCACAAAAAAACTTATTTGATGTATTCGAAAATATTGCTGAAATTGTACCTAAATTAAATAATAATTATGAAAAATTAAATAACCGAATCGATGAAACAGCCAAAGAAATAGCAAAAGCAATGGAAACCGGCGATTTTGATACCGAAAAAATGCTGGAAAAGGTCAGTGATTTAAATTTTAATGTCGATGATTTAAAAAATGAATGGATAGCACTTGGGTATGATGGAACAGAAGCAGTTCAACCATTAATTGCTAAATTGAAAGAGTTGGGAAAACAAGCCGAAGAAGCAGCACGAAAAACCAAAAAGCTATCCGATATAAAATTTGGTATCGATATATCGACGACTATGGTGGACATTGCCGGTGGTAATATTGTCGGTGGTGCTGCTGGGTTGGTGTCAGCCATGGCACCGGCACTTGGTCCGGTTGCCGGCTCGATTGCTTCCTTGGTTGGAAGCCTTGAAAGTCTTGGAAATCAATTAATGGCAGCAGAGGATGCAGCTCTTCAACAGCATATAGATAGACTCATAGCCAGACAAGAAGAATTGCTAAATCGAGGACTTAGCGACGAAGAAAAGAAGGCAATAGAGGATGGTTTGAGTTCTCCCGAAATAGCACGAATCAAAAAAGAAGCAAGAGAGGCAATGGTCAAAGACAGAGCGGAAAAAATGACCGAGGCAATAGTACTTGGATTGACGGAATTACCTGTAATTCTAATGGAGATAATGCCCGCCCTTGTGTGGAAAGCAGCATACGAAATTGTCAAGGCTATTGTTTTATTGCCGGGTCGTATGATTGGTGCCTTGGGCAAGGGTATTGTCGATTGGTTGAAAATGCTGGGTCAAATTATCAAGGATGCAGTAACGGTTACACCAGGTGAAGTTGTGGAAGGTGTTAAAAGTGGTGTTGCAAAAGCGGTTGATGCCATTAAAGGATTTGTCGGTTTAGGTGACGATAAACGAACTGGTGGTAGGTTTATATCGGCAAGAAGTGGTATTCGATATACCGGTATGTCTGATGGTCTGGCTATGCTTCACCGCAATGAGTTTGTAGTGCCGGAAAGTGGTGCAAGGCCGCAGGCTATCAACCGCATCATTCAGGGTCAGCAATCAGGTGGTGGTATTACAATCAATGTCAATGCGGATATCGTCGAGAGAAATGCAGTCGAGGAAATTGTCCGAAAAATAGAGCGGCAATTTTTAGACTTCGGTACAGCAAAATCAACATTATTTTAGAGGTCAATCATGGGTGCATTATTTAGATTTTACCCGATGCCAATTGGTAATCAATTAATTGTAATTAATTTAAATGAAAAATTAGCGGAATTGTATAGCGATTGGCAGTATGAATCCAGTACCGGTCAAACGATGAATGGTAAGCTTCGAACATCAACCATGTTAAATCGTGAGGTCATAACAATTATTAGAGACCGGATGCAGGGTGGAGAAGAACTTGCCCATAAATTTGCTGCATTGCAAAATCATTTAGACCGAGGATATTCGGTACATTTTACTGCTGATAATGGGATTAACGAGGATTGGGTGTATCCGGTTAAAAGTCCTCCATCCGCTGGTGATACAACCCTTGAGGTGTACGGTAACCCATTCCAGGGTATGGGAATAACCAACAAGCCAGGTGCCGATGTTTACTGCGTATTGGAAAGCGCACCCCCTGGTGGTATCTATGAAATTGTCAAAATAGCCAGTGTTGGTAGTGGCTTTTCATTTCAGAATGGTGGTACGATTACATTAGCACGTGGTGTTAACTTCACCTATCCCGGACCGACATATCTACGTTGGTACCGAACTTGGCCTATCCTCAAAAGACTGGAAGCCGATAGGGGCAAATCTATTATCACAAATGAGCATGGGTTGACTTGGAGCTTGGAAATAAGACTTACACCCGACTATGATTTACTTTATGGTTTTCACCCCAACAAAGAAGATTTTGAACCGTCTACAAATGATAACTCACTAACACCAGAAGGTGTAATTATTGACCCTTCCACCGTTTTCGGTGATGGATTGGTAAATCTGGATAATGGTATATCATCCACTTTGGAAGATACATTTGAAACGTCGTCGAATATGCCGTGGAATAATTGGCAGAACTGGGGAATGTAATGGCATGGTCATCAGGTTTTATTAATGCGCTCAATAGTGGAGCAATCACCCCGAAATACGAATTAAAGTTTTTGAACACCGGGTATTTTCAAGGTAGTTCAATATCCATTGTCGGTGGTTTTCAAAGCAGTCAAAAATTACAAATATATGAAACCGGACCACGGATAAATGGATGCAGTGTAATTCCTGGAACATGGAATGTTACATTCGGGTCGTTTTCGGTGCCTGTAGTTGGTGATATAACCTCGATATACCCGGAGGTAAAAAAGGGCTCATTAGCGGAATTGTATTGTTATTTTGGTTCAGTTAAAGAGCGAATAGCTATAGGTCAACTTCGAAACATATATGGATTTGGTGAACGTTGGACACTTGATTTTGTTGATTTACTTACTGCCATGACTTCACGTTTATCTGGTGTAATCGGAACACCAGGGACAGGACTACCCGACCAATTCGAGTGGTTTTATCAGACCAGAATGAAAGGACTTACGACAGGAAACTGGAATACAACCGGGTCGGCTCCGTTTCCAACCGCTATCGCTGTCGATGATATACGAGGATTTTTAAACCATCAAAGGAAGTTTCCAGCATCATTGGAATTAGGGCTTGCTCGATGTATACCGGCGAATACATCAGACGAGTTCTTTGTAACTTATAATTCAGCAGTCCAAACGAGTGGTAACAATGGGCAACTTAATATCACTTCACCACCAACATTAACTTCGAACATTTACCCGAGTCAGCGAACGACTCAAAATATGCCTGTCGGGTCGGAGGTCTATCCTGCCGCTCTTTTGAAGGATGAGCCATATCGTA